GGGGAAACCCCCCCGCCTTTCCTTTTGGACCAGTCCGATACTAGAATACTGTGAGTTAATGTACACTTCTAACTAGCCTGTTTTCTATTCTACTTACCAACACACTTATTGTGGCGTCTTACGAGTCATTGAGCATGGTCTTACGATTAATTGTATCTTTCATTAGATACTCCCATGTTTCTCCGTCATTCTAAGAGTTAGGGTTCGAGAATGCTGTGTAATAACACTCCTATTTTGAAAATACGACTGGAAATTTCATACTTCCCCAAACCACTTTCCTTTTATTTATATTTTTATTCTTCATGTATATAGTTTTATGTAAAATATAATGGATTATCTTAATCCAACAAAAATAACTGTCATCTTCTTCTTCTAATAAGTTTGTCTATCCCTTTAAATGCAATACTTGTACTGGCTCGTTAGCCACGAGAAGAATACTGAACGCGAAGAAAGTAATGGCTACCGCGTATCTATCTAACATCATGTTTTCTTAATTGATGTTGTAGGCAGACTCAAGTACTGTAGGAAGTCCATGGCCTGAAATAGCCCCTTCTATTTTAGGACCAGACATGGAAACCATCATGTGGTAACTCGCATGTAAACACCCGATTAGTAATTACAATTTCCGTATAAGGCCTGATTAAGCCTGGCGATCGAAAATTCAAACAAAGTATTGGAACCGTCCATAAGTGAACAAGAAAGCTTTTTGTGATGTTAAGGTATGCGTCTAACACTGGACAATGGCCTACGAAACCTGTCGTTCAGCGCATTCGTCACGTTAACATTTTTAAGCACTAAGCAATTTTGTCGAATTTGATGCGGTAAGAGAAAGTTTGAATAAGTAACTCGTGACGAGAAATAAAGCTCTGATGTACCTGAGAAAGGACTCAATGACAATGTGTAATAACTTTTCGGGAACCTGGTAAAGCCTAATTATGTAATAAGGCCGCTTAAATGGTTATAAGAGCGTTAGAGGCGGGGAAACCCAATTCACTTAACCTGGGCGCATTAGGCCTGTAAACCGATGACAAAACTACCCATGATAAGCACAACTGAGAGAATTTTAGATTACCTTCCCAAATTTTCAATTTCCAATCGAAAAATTCTCTCAAACATTGTTGTGCTTATATTCGGAAAATCTTTCAAATCATCAATCATGAATCCACAGAAACTTACAAGGACGACTGAAAACATGACACCTCAACGAAACGTCGAACGTAGGATTCTCCGACAACATCTATTCTCCGGGCGGATGATCACTCTTTGTGGCATCTACCAAAACAAACCTCTTCCACTTTTTGAAAAATCGACGCACCTTTTCGACTATCATCTCAACTACCACGGACGTTCTATCGTCTTGAAACTTTCACGCGATGACGCTTGGACAATCCACTACACACGCAGACTCGATCAGTTTAAGATCTTGACAAAGACAGACAATGGACGCTACACGAAAGAGCAAAGATACCAAGGAGTTGCCGGCGAGTTCATGAACACTCTACTGGGCGCCGCCGGCTTTCTCAAACCCGTACTTGGATCTGCTTTGGATGGCTTGACTAAGACTATGGTAGTGTCAGCGGGCACTATCATTTCACAAATCGCAATTCTGTGTCGTACTACTGACAACTTCATCTGCATGCAAGCAATGACGACTATCGTGGCAAATGTGGGGCTGAACATCAACCTTTTCATGAAAGTTTTGGCCCCATTTTGCTCTCTCGGCATGGTCTTTCAATCAGCCGACAAACCTTTCTCTTGGATACCTTCAGCAGCGGGTCTTTTTCTCGCTGTCCTTTTGGGCGCAACAAATGTCGCCCAACTCACTGGAATTCTCACCAAAACAGTACCAATGGGTTACACACTTGCAGGAGCCCTTGGCATGACTCGACTTCTTGAAGCTTGCCTCAAAGACTTGGTACCTTTTGTCTACAAACTAGTCTCCGGTCGAGACTGGGACGCGGAGCACCTCATGGAAAATTTGACAGAGTTCCAAAACTTTCTGTCCGCCGTTGAAAACTTTGAACGGGATCGCTTGCCTTTACTGGACGTCGATCTAAACGTTCAATCTGAAGTGGTTAGACTCCACGAACAATACAAAGAACTTCTCTTTCAAGCTGACCGACTTAAGTTGCGCTCCCAACTGCAACCATTGATTACGTCGTATGCAAAGAAAGTCTCTGATTGGATGCGACGAGTACAAGACTCGGGCCTCTTGAGTGCTGGAGTACGCCCCGAACCAGTTTGCATTTTGCTTACTGGAAAGCCAGGCTGCGGAAAATCTTGGATGGTCTCAGACCTAGTGAGAGACGTTGGAGGAGAACACATTCCTTGGACTCACTCTGAGGGCGAAACAATCAGCAATCACATTCATCAACGCAATCCTGCTGTCGCTCATTGGGACGGTTACAAAGAACAGCTCGCCTGTCTCTATGATGACTTTGGTCAACTTCGAGACGGAGAATCAACCGCCAATCCTGAAATCATGGAAATGATCCAAGTCGGAAGCTGCAATGCTTATAAGCTACCTATGGCGGCTTTGGAGGACAAAAAGAAAGGTTTCTTTCGCAGTGAGATTGTGATCTGCACCTCGAACATTGATGTTTTTGGATCCAACGTGATCAAATCGATCATCTCCCCAGCAGCCTTGATGAGACGCTTCTCAGTTCACGCGAAAGTTGTGAAAGTGACCAACACATTGGGCGAAGAAGAAAGAGTCTTTGACATCATGCAAGACAATACGATCGCCAAAAGAGTTGACTACGCCACCTTTGTCAACATTTGCCGGGCTCAGTACCAAGCAAAACGAGATGCTTTCAAAAAGCGCCTCGCCGAAGGATCAGCGAAAATGTCTCCGATACCGCACACCTGTATCGCGGAACATATCGCCTTCACAACGGCCCCGGCTCATTTAGCCGGAACTGCCATGAACCACCGAGCCTACGATGTCACCAATCCTGACCACTCTTTGTGCCATTCTTCCTTGCCATGTCGGCAGACCCAACAAGGTTGGTTCGATTTCCTCAAACCCTCAACGCCTGCCGGTGTTCCAGAACAACATCAAGTCAATCTTTCACTGGCAGAGCTCATTGCCTTCACCAACTTGGAACGTGATTTTCTCGTTCTATCAGACACTGATTCAGAGTGGCTCAATTGGGTGACTCAAGAAGCGAGGGCAGCCGGAATCATAGATATTGGAGATCTCTACGATCCCGGTTACTATGTCATCACAGGAAGAGACCCTATGATGCAGGAAAAGATTCTCTACTACAATCACGTTTTTACGACGAGAGTTTTAACTGCAGAGGAGTGGAAAGTCTTTTAGGACGCCATGCTCACCATCCGAGGTAACCTCCTCGCTGCCGGTTACCATAGCTCCACCTATTCTATCGAAGCATATTCAAATGTTTTGATGAACCGCATGCACTCGATCTTCATGGGTTTTCCAGGAGTCTTCGCAACCTTCTTCAGAGGTTGTTTGGTCTGCCTCGGACCCTTTGTGACGCGCTTCTGCCTCGTCTTTGCTGTTGCCTGGCTGCTGGATTCGTTGTTCAACTTCCTAGCTCAAACCCTCTTTTGGTGTTTGGGCATTGACCAACCAGACAACACAGTCGACGAGGCTTTCATGGAAGAAATGCGGGACGCAATGAATTACGAGAGCCGAGATGACAAAGGAGCTCAAAAATCGAACAAATCCAAGACCTTGCGAATGGAGTTTGAAGCAGCAAAAAGACCGCTTTTCGTCTTCAAAAGTTTGGACTACTTTGGAAAGAAGATCGAATTCATTCAGTTGAATCCTGACATCACACGTGACATCAGAGCTTGTACCGACGTATCAGAGCGAGAAGATCTGAGGGAAGAATTAGCCCTAGCCTTACGTATTCACGCAAAGGTCGCCACTGCAGCCATCCATCGTACCAAATCGGACCTAGACGCAACCAAATTGATTGCTTCATTCATGCGCCAATGCGAGAAAGATGGAATCGAACAACACGAGATTTTGTCAGCAGTGGGCAGAGAAAAGGAAGCCTTCCTATGTCAAGACCCAAACACCTCACCAAAAGTCAAACAGATGTTGTATGAATCGACCATCGAAACTTTGAAGACATCGGACTTATTGGGCCAAGAATTTCAAGGCTCAGCAGACCAAAACTGTGATGGTGTCTCAGCGAAGATTCTCAAGAATCTCTGCTCGATCAAGCCAGCGGGTTCCGCTACGCGCACCGCCCACATGTTCTTCTACCGAGGAAGAGCTGCGTGGATGAACAAACACGTCTTTTTGCAATTGACTGAGACTTCACAATTTACGATCACGCGTCATTCTGACAAAGCAATGCCACAAGATTACACCTTCAACTGGTGTGACTGTAAAGTTCAGCAACACGAGAACCTTGACCTGGTGCTAGTTCAATTTCCACGCACTCTCAGTCCCTTTCCTGAGGTCTTTGACCTAATTGCGAAAGACGCCGACATGAATTTTGCGGTCCTTCCAGGGGGTCGACTAGTGACCAGACGAGGAGAAAATGCACTCTACCTCAACACAGCACATCCCATCAAAGTCAGACAGGCGTTTAAACTCCCATGTGGCTCAATGCAGCCCTTTGACACAGCCATCGCATCCCAAAACATGCACACTCATGATGGCGATTGTGGCAGTCCATTTTTGGCCATTGACGCCCAAGCTCCCAGGAAAATTATGGGGATGCACATGATGGGCAATGGCGTTGGATCTGCAACCGCAACAATCATCACCCAAGAACTCTTGCAGGACATGGAGAAACACTCCAAATTTGATCAACACGTCGAAGTTCCAGCCCAAGACTTTCAGGGCGTTGCAGAACCTTTCGTACAAAATCCACTCTTCAAAACACCAACTCCCTTCGAGCCAACAAAAACAAAGGTTCGGAGATCTCTTATACACGGCATGGTCACAGAACCAATCACAAGGCCGACCATTCTCAGACCAACTGAAGAATGTGACCCTATGGTCAGAGGAGTTAGAGAGTTGCAAAGCCAAAAACACATTGTGTCAGAGAAATTCCTAGAACGCGCTTCAGGAGTTCTCACCCGTTTCATTTCGGGAAAACCAGTCATCGCACGCACTCTTACATTGGAGGAAGCGTGTACTGGCAAAGGAGTTCCAGGCCTGGAACCCGTTGAACGTTCAACATCAGCCGGGTTACCCCTCTCACTGGAACCAAATGCACAAGGTAAGAAAAAGTGGATCGATGAAGACCACCAACCAACACCCGCCCTTTGCAGGATGGTCGCAACCTTCATCAGAGAAGTGGAGATTGGGAAAGTTGAAAACCCACCCATCTTCAAAGACACTCTTAAAGACGAGAGAGTCAAACTGGCTAAAGCCGACATGAACCATCCCGAGAACATCAAAACTCGCCTGTTTGCTGCTTCTCCTCTCGTCTTTTTACTCACCCTCCGGATGTTTTTCGGAGCGTTCTTCGGCCACGCCATCTTCAACGCTATCTTCAACACTTGCACTTCTGGTGCCAACCCCTTCGGGAGTGATTGGCACCAACTCGCAGATTGGCTGCACCAAGTGAGCAAGAAAGTTGACGATGGCGACTACAAATGCTACGACACCACCCAACCTTCAGGCTTCCTCATCGCGGTATTCGATTCGATTCGCGCCTGGTATCGTCTAAATGGCGGCTCTGAGAGAGACGACATGATTCGAGAGAGGCTAGCAGAGTTTTGTTACCATGCTTTCCACTCGTGCCGTGGAACCGTGTACCGCGTTCAGGGAACTCTCCCATCAGGCATGTTCGGCACAACCCAAATCAATAGCGGAGTCAACTTGGTGACGTTCTTCTACGCCTTTACCAAGATTTACCCCAATGCAACCAATCAAGAATTCCTCGACAATGTCCGCACAGCGACCCACGGAGACGATGTAATCTTCGCGGTCTCAGACAAATTCCCAGAATTCACCTCAGAGAACATTGGATTAGCGCTCGCCGAAATTGGTATGGTCTTTACACCTGCCCTTAAAGGAGACACCCCTACAGTCGCTCGACCTATCGAAGAGGTCACTTTTCTCAAACGTTCGTTCAAAAAGATCCAAGGACTATACCGAGCCCCGTTGGCTACTGAGTCCTCACTAGAAATGTGCAATTGGATCACCAAATCGAACGACCCTCGGACCGCGACTATCGACAACTGTAAGAATGCGATGCGCGAACTCGCACTCTCAGAACCCAACGATGATTGGCAAAAGAAAATTCAAGCCGCTGTTTACAACCAGTGCGGCGAACTCCTCCCAATCATCTCCGCGTCTGAACTCTGCGCTGAGTTCAAAAAATTTTATTAAGCTGACCCCTGTCAGACAAGTTTTCGTGTAATGTTCTTTTCCGATTATGCAGCTTTTTAATCTCTTCCAAAACGAATTACCTTTCAGATAACGATGATTGTATCTCTGATTGTATGACAATTACTGACAAAAATGTAACTTTCACACCAAACGCACTTCCAGAAAAACCAGCACCAACAAACGGATCCCACGCAGGGGTCCCCGATGCTGGCGAACCCAACTCAGCCCTTGAGGCCCGCCACGGACTTACCCTCTATATCGATGCCGAAGACGCAATTGCCGATATCGCCCACGCTAATACTTCCAGGCACACTCAGCTCTTGATGAGTGATGATTCAACCCCCGAAGACATTTGCAAAGTTCTTTCAAGACCCACATTTATGGATAATATTGAGTGGAACTCCACGCACGCAGTCAACACTTCTCTTAAGGAATACTTTCTTCCTGACGACCTTTTCCTAACTTCCCGGATTAAACTTCCCAAATTTGGCTTCAATCAATTCATGAATGCAGATTTCGTCATCAGGATTGAGGCTTCGCCGGTTCAATTTCAATCCGGTCGCTTGTGGCTCGCTTTTGAGCCATACCGCCGTGAGCGAGCAGCTAGGAGACTTTTTCCCGAGCTGCAAACTTATACAGCGTTGCACGGGGTTGAGTTTGACCCGTCAAAGCCTTCTCCGCTCTTACTGAAGGTACCATTCGCATCCATTGTTTCTTCTTGGGACATTCAAAATGGCCAAACTGGACTGGGATCTTTGAATCTCTATGTCCTTTCACCGCTTGTGTCAGCTGCTTCTACAAATTCTGTCACTTTATCCTTCCAATGTTGGTTCGAGAACGTTTCTCTCCGAGTACCAACACAAACTTTGGGAAATTACACTTTAGGCCCGCTTTCAGAAGGAGCCAGGTTCGCCCCAAATACGAGCTTTTTCAAGTCTCAAACCTGGCAATCTCGTGAAAATACCCAAGCAGATAGACATGTTTTCTCCAACGCCCTGTCAAAAATTTCAAATGTAGCCACCGCTCTCGGATCCTTTCCTTTGTTGTCCTCTGTGGCATTGCCTGTCGCTGCATTTGCCTCTCTTGCAAGCTCCACCGCCGCTTTCTTCGGTTTTGCGAAGCCTGCAGACGTGTCAGCGCCTACGAAGCTCATTTCCCATAATCGAGCTGCGTGGGTTAACGCTGACGGGGCGCTTCCCCTAGTAAAATTGGCACATTCACAAGAGAATGCGGTAGACCAAACCGCAAATTATTTCCCCAACCCCATTGATGAGATGGACATCCAATACATTGTCTCGAACCCTGCGGTCGTTGATTATCAGGAATGGAAGACCACGGACGATGTTGGATCGTTACTGATGACAATCCCCGTCCACCCAGGATTATGTACCTCAGGTGCTAAACAAACATACACGTTTGGCACTTGTTCCCCAACTCCAGTTGCCTGGGTGGCTTCAATGTTCAAGTATTGGGCCGGTTCTATGAAGTACCGTCTCGAATGCGTTTCAACCCCGTTTCATGCAGGCCGTTTGGTCGCGATTTATGTCCCCGATTATGATCCTCTTTTGGATCAAACCCTTTTCTATTCGGACCTGGGCGACAACTATTCTGTCGTCTGGGATATTACTGATTCGTCCCATCTTGAGTTTGAGGTCCCGTACATTGGGAACACTCCTTATCTTCATTGTTTACTTGACAACGATGCTATGACATACATCAAGAATGGAGAGACCACCGGAAAAGGCCCTAAGTCTAGGTATAGGGAGATTGGGAACGGAGCAATTCTGGTATTCGTTCTCAATAAACTTGTAACCCCGACTGCGGCCTCAGGTACCATTGCAATTCTCAATTGGACCTCAGGTGGCAAAGATTTGACATTTGCTGAACCCGTTCTGGGAGCATATCGTCCCACCGGCGTGAACCAGACTCGCATCGATTATACCTCCAGATGGTACGATGGGACTCTGATGTCCGAGATGCCGTTTCCGGTGGTTCCATCTCGAAGGAGAAGGGAACTACTGGATCCGATTTCAGAGGACCGAGCGGATGAGGACGACCCAGATGTTGATGCCTCAGACCTGCCAGATCTTTCAGACCAACATTTCCAGTCCACAGCCCCCTCAGGCCTACAGAAACAAGGCATTGATGCAAGCCTTGGCTCCACCCAGCAACGGATGGCGCAGGAAAACTTTATTCCAATGCATTACATCGACCCTCAAGAACGAGCAAAACTCGCTTTTGGGGAAGTTATTACGAATCTGAGAACATTGACAAGACGGCTTACCCCAGCCTATGTCATGTATCCTCAAAATGTGACTACTGCTGGTACTTTTGACCAAGTAGCACCAACTTCCCTAAATGTTCTTTGTTTGGACCCCGACTACTATGGTGGTTTTGGAACAAATGGAGACGGCTGCATCTATGATAGACAAATCGCACCAGCCAGAGTTGGTGGACGTAATTGGTTAACCGAGTGTGACTCTTATTTGAGTTATATCTCTAACGCCTATGCCTTCGCCCGTGGATCGCGTCTCTATGGTGTTCAATCGAACCCATCGAATGTGATTAATGCCGCAAAGTTCGTCAACCTTCCCGACGAATGTGACCCAGTTTCAGACACTGGGTGCGGAACTTATGACATGCGCTTGTCGACCATTTCAGAGGTCAACACACCCCCCCGACAACCATACTTTAGACCGGACAACACCCTCCTGGGGTATAATTTCCAAAACACTTCTTCAGGCACTCTATCCTCCACCAATTACACTTTTGGTATGAACGGTGCTTTCAACGGCAACCCAGCCGTCAGGAAGTCCGGAGAACAAGGGTGTGGTTTGGTGGTTCAAGTCCCACCCACTTCCAACTATCCTTTCAAACTCATCCAGAGCGCAAATGATACTGAGGTGAACATGATCAAAACGCATACTAATAATGCGCCCCGATCACGTCGCTTCCTTGAAATGCGCTACCGACCTTTCAGTAGTGCGGCATCGGGGGGCACCTCCTCGTACACGCCGAAAGTTTGGCCCTTCCCCATGACTATTATGGAGGCAGGAGCAGATGATTTTTCCTTCGGTGGACTCGTTCCCCCGACCAACCTCACTCGTGTGGCACAAACGGTAGTGTTCCCAACTTACGCTTCGGGAGCCAAAGTCGCGTTGTAGATGGTAAGAGTCCATTCAAGTACGATGGCCTACAACGACCACACCCTTCTCTTCAGTGAGCCAAGATATGAGATATTCCCCGCAGCTAGCCGGACGGGTCATTTTTTCTCCAG